TCAACCCTGTCAATCAGTCGTTCCAGTGCCTTACCTACCGTCACCGTGACAGCAGTAAGTTTAGCCTCAGTGCTTACATCAGGCTTCAGTAGATCAACCAACCGCTGAAACATCTTTGCTCCTATGCTGCTTGTGCCGCTTGATCCACGTATTCCTTGTCCTTCATGTTCTTCTCGCGTGCTACTTCCATCTGCATCTTGGCGATATTCTCGTTGCTAGTTATGTCCTTCTCGGCGAGCATCAACTCGGCAATCTTTGCCCTTCGCTCGAAATCCCTACCCTCTTGCTGGTCGTCAAGGTTATTGCTCAATGCCGAGATAATTTTCGCTTTTGCCTCAAGTGGTGTTGCTTCAGCTTCAGCCTGCGCCTTCATCGCCTCGGCTTCTTTCTTTGTGGCATCTGCGTTCTTAACCTTCATGTCGAGCATGGCGTTTTGTTGCGCCATCTGCTGCTGCTGCGGATCGGGTTGCGATTGCTTCGCCATCTGCTCAAGCATCTGCTCGCGGTTGTTCAGCGAGGAATTCCTGATTATTCCCTGCATCAGTATCGGCGTCAGCGGAGACTGCGCCCCAAGAGTCTGAATCAGGAATGCCAACTGCTTCTGCTCGTACTCACGCGCAATGATGCCAAGAGTCGCAGTCGGGATGAACTTCACATCAGCACTCGGATACCGCTCCGGTGCGAACTGCATGTATCGCCACGCGGCCTTGCAGATGAACGGGATCAGGAAGTCCTCCTGGAAATTCACCAGAGTACGCTTGTACTTCTTAATCATGGTCGCCGTCGCCATGTCCATGTTCGTATCACGCGCAACCTGCGATACCGATCCATTGGAATCAATCGTCGCCGTCGCCATCAGCAACATGCGCTCGAATTCCTTACTGGTGGTCATCGCCGCACCGTCGTTTGTACCGAAATGGAACGGCAACAGGATTTCATTCGGGTTTCCGTTGGTCATCACGCCCTTTCCGGGCTTGACCTCGAACTTCGCGCCTCGCGGCCAGCGGGTAGCGTCAATCGCTACCATCGGAGCAACCGTCAGGGCCAGTGCGTCCATGTGTGAGCGCATCGAACCATCGACTGCGGCCTGCATATTGGATGCTTTTTCGGCAGTTCCGCGCCCCAACAGGCGATTTGGCACTGTATCCGCCTGATAGCAGATAACCGGCCTGTCCTTCATCATGTAGGGGGATTCTTCGGCTTTCAGCAGTGTTCCGTCATTGGCGATGATGATGATCGCCTCAACCATGTCGGAATAGTCTTCTATGGACTCAGAAACGCCTTCAATTTCAGCAAATTCCTCTTTCGACAGGTACTCACGCGGCACAAGACCGTAGTAGGTCAGCAGTTTTACCTTGTCGTCCTCGAAATTCCTCGCTTCGGTCGTCGCCTCGATGTCGTCAGAGTCGTACATCGCTCCAATATCGACGTTCAGGTACTTTCCAGACGCAATTCCCTGTGCAATCTTGTGGATCGAGACATATCGCTCAATCGCCACGCCCATACAGTCGTCAATCGACGTTCCATTCGGGTCAAACAGGAAATTTCTCGGATTTACCGGGGCCAATTTGACGGAAATCCGGTCTTTTTCACCAACCCCATACGCAGCAGTCTGCGCGTCAATCGGAACCTGCATGGGTTTGTACTGTTTTTCGCTGCCGACAGTGATTTCGGCGATGCCCGTCCCGTAAATCTCGCCCATCAGCGTGATTTGGTCGATACTTTTGCGGATTTTGTCCTGCGCGAAGTCCTCGTACAGCTTCGCTTTCATCACCTCAACATCGACGCTGCCGGTTTTGTCCTCAATATCGTCCTTGATGTCGAAAAACTCGCCCTGGCCGAAGATCGCTTCCATTATCTCGGCATGGCGTGTCTCGATGGCCTGCTGTGTTGCCGGGGAGATTACCCGACTGCGTTCGGATTCCCGTGCCTTATCGCTTGCGTCCCACACGCCGCGCCAGATGCGCTCGTATTTGTCCCACAGATCTTGGTAATTTTGATCCCTATATTCCCGCCACCGCTCACAGTGGTCGCTGACAAAGGCCGTAAGCTCCTTGTCGTTCTCGGTAGGCTCGTAATAGATGGTCGCCGGTTCTTCAGTCGTGTCATCCACGACATGCCCTGTATTCTCGAAATTCACTTTGTCGGCGTCCATCTTTACTCCTTGACTGCGGTAAGAACCTATCCGGTTAGTAACTTATCACACTCCAGCGACTAAATCAACAGGTTCCCATTCCTCTGCTGTTTCGTTCTGGTCGCCATAAATAGTTTCATGGAGATGCGCTATCAAACTTAGCGCGTCGGCCCCGTCATCGTGAACCTTCTGTGAAGGGAACATTAGCAACTGATCCTTCAGCTTGTCATGGTTGCCGTCATCACTGAATATTATCCTGCCGTGTTCAAACCGGCCCTGCAATGCGAAGATCACGCGATTGGCAATTGCATCAACTCCTTTTTTGCTTGAACCGGAAGTCGATATTGCTTCAATGTGGGCATATACATTGTTCTTCCTCTGAAGATCAGTAAGGTACGGCATCACCGCCCTCATCAAACTTCCTTTTTCTATCCCCACGCAGATAGGCTTGTATGTCCTGATCGCCATGAGGATTCTCACAGCAGTTTCCCTTACATCCTTTCGGAACATATCAACCTTCTTTACCCACCATGTTCCCTCGTCAGTAATCTTCACCACCGCAATAGCTGTATCGTCCAAATGCTTCTTTTTATTCGGGTCGCTCACATCCTCGAATCCAGCCAGATCGACTGCGATGTAGTAACTCCCATTCTTCGGTTCAGGGCCAGACTTAAACCATTCTTCCTTGAATATGTCGGCCCCCATCGTATCAAACGAAGCCATGTATTCCTGCTTGAAGGCCATCGTACTCATTGAACGCTTTGCAGCTTCAATTTCAGACCGAGAGATTAATGGATTGTCGTACGTTGTGAGATGCCAGGACTTCCATTCTTCGTCAGTCCCGGCCATTCCAAGGTCGAAATAATCACGGAATAAACTGATGCCAGGATTTGGCGTTCCAATGAATAGCGCAGTACCCTCCATATCCGAAAGTGCAGGCCGGATAATCAATTCCCAAACGTTATCCTTCATCATTTGCATCTCGTCTAGGGTGCAGTGGTACAACTTCATCCCTCGGAGTGAATCAGGAGAGTCAGCACCTCTGACGTAGATCGTTATCCCATTCACCAACTTAATCTCGCCATTATTCACATTAGATTTCGAGATAACCAACGCACCAAGCTCAAGCAGCAAATCCCAACACAAAACTCTCGCCATTCCCTGCGTCGGCGCGACGTACATCACCCCTGCATCTTTGCTTGGACATTCCAATGCCTTTATCAATGTATTAACAACAGAGAATCTAGTTTTACCACAACGTCTTCCGGCGACAATAGTCTTGAACCGAGAATTGTCCTTGATCGCCTCTTTTTGCCACGGAATGAAATCAAATCGTAATTCGCTCATACAACTTCCTGCGTATCAACAACCAATCCTTCAACATCCTTAATATTCGGCGCAGCAATCCCTTTCAACTGCACATCACCAATCACAATTGTGATTCCGTTACTTCCAAACCCACTCGCCCTCTCCTCCCGATCACCCCACTCCACCCGCGACATCTTCGCCGCCTGCTTCCCATACGTCTCCGCCTGCAACCTCGCCAGCGGCACACTCTCCACACTCGCATCCCTCACCACCTGCAATCCCTCATACACCAACCCATCCGCGAAACACCTCTTCGCCAACTCCCACTCCGCCATCCTCTCAGCCTTCCCCTCCAACCACCGACGCATCACCATCCACGGCATCGCATTACTCCGCGCAATGTTCCTAGGGTCTTCACCCTCCGCTACCCGCGTCATTATCAGCGCCAATGCCCCTTCCTCGCCATGCTCAGCAATCATCCTGTCCATTCTCGCCCACCCTTCGTTTGTCAGTCTTCCCATGACTTAGCATAGCATTTTTGTGGATAACTTTTGAATAGCCGTTTTGCGAGGGGATGGGTATGGCTAAAACTCACGCCCCAGCCGACTCAAAGCCCCCCCCCCATCGAGCTAACGCTGCGCTGCACCATGCGCAGTGAGCACTAACCAACCAAGCCGACGACCATGCGAGCATCGCATCGCCCAGGGATACGCGACTAGGTATCGGCAGCTTGCCGGTATCGGATCACGCAGGCCAGCTCCCAGGTAGCGGCATCGTCTCCGACACATGCCAAGGATGCGCGCCAGCTTGCAGGCCGCCGATGCCACTCCGATGCCATAGCGTGCCCAGGGTGCGGCGATTACTGGAGAGGGGATAGAGCGCCTACATGTAGGTCGAACTCGGTACAGCGCCGCCTTGCATCAAGCACCATACGTTACCCGTATCACGCTCCCTAACACTCCCTAATCTGATCTACACTCCCCAAGACTCCCTAATCTGATCTACACTCCCCAAGACTCCCCAAGTAGGGAGGGAGGGAAATAGGGAGGGAAAAAGGGAGGCAGGGAGGGACAGGGAGCGTATTACATTGGTGTTCGTATGCGCGTGTACGGAGGCTTATAGTAAAAGCACTCCCTTTGCCTCCCTGACTCCCTAAATCGAGGTGTTTTGATTGATTTGTGGTGATTTGTGGCATGTAGGTAAGCATCTGCTAATATACTCTTCCAATGTTAGCGAACGATTATCTACTGCCGGACTGCAAATAACTCTTGACAATCGCTTGCGACGGATATACTCTGTGATTGTGGCATCCAATAACGCAGCATTTGAGAGGGGAAATACCATGACAAGATACTTTGAAACCAACGCAGCCCTCCGCATGTATTGCCGCAATTCCGGGGCTGATCCGAAAAAAGGATATAAAACGTCGGTATGGGTCGGTCGGTCGGTCACGATTGTATGGGCATTGGATTGCTAAACCCTAGCGGCCAGCTCCCTCTGGGAGCTTTCCAGTAGCGTTTGAACGGGCGCGGACGTATACCGCGCATACATAGTAAGGGGTACGAAAATGGAACATACAGCAACCTACTCACCGGAAGACAACAAGCTGAGGCTTTATCCGGCTTTCAAACTCGATCAATCCGACTATGAGCGCGTGAAGGCTGCCGGCTTCAAATGGGCACCTAAGCAAGGGCTATTTGTTGCGCCGATGTGGACGCCGGCGCGGGAGGACTTGCTTATCGAAATGTGCGGCGAGGTGGGCGACGAAGACACAAGCCTGGTCGACCGTGCAGAAGCGCGGTCTGATCGTTTCGAGGATTACAGCGAGAACCGCGCCAAAGATGCAGAATTGGCACGCGAGGCGGTTTCTACCATCGCCGATAATATCCCGCTTGGGCAGCCCATCCTTGTTGGCCATCACTCCGAAAAGCACGCACGAAAGGACGCGCAGCGCATCGAGAACGGAATGCGCCGTGCCGTCAAGATGTGGGAACAAGCCGAATATTGGAAACAGCGCGCTGCCGGGGCGCTCAGTGCGGCAAAGTACAAAGAGCGCGCCGACGTTCGCGCCCGCAGAATCAAAGGCCTGGAAGCCGACAAGCGGAAAGCCGAAAAAGAAATGGAACAGTCCACCAAGTTTATAAAGCTCTGGAGCCAGCTTGACGATGCCGAAAAGTGGAAAACCAAGGGCGGAGGCATCCTGTCGATGATCGAACGGGCGAAGTATGTCGCCAATTTCGATAATATAAGCAAATGCTTTTTGCTCTCCGAATATCCCGCAGCAGAAGGCGTGCATGCCTATGAAGGAATGCAAAGCCTGTGGAGTGCGCTGGACGGCGGCAGGATCACGGCGGAACAGGCGCGGGATATAGCTATTCCGATTCACGAGCGCGGCAACGTCTGGCGGTTGCGCTGGCTGGATCATTACGTGAACCGGATCGCTTACGAACGTGCCATGCTGGACGAGGCTGGCGGATTGGAAACAGACAAAGTAAAACCTGAGATTGGCGGCGCTGTGCGTACCCTATGGGGTCCGCGTGGTGGATGGGCGTATATCATCAAGGTGAACCGCGTAACACTGACAATCCGGCATCAATGGAACGACGGCGGACGGATATTTAGTCATAATGAACCACTCGACAAAATCCGTGAAGTAATGTCAAAGGCGCAAGTTGAGGAAGCCCGCCAAGATGGGAGGTTGACCGAAACAAATAACGGAATCGGGTTTTGGCTTGCTGAATCGCCAAAAGAACCGGCAACGCCGAAGGCGCAAACGAAACCAGAAACAACAGCCTTTGACGCTATGCGCGAATCCCTGCGCGCGGGGGTGCAGATCGTTACCGCGCCGCAACTGTTCCCGACTCCGCGAGCACTGGCGGAACGTGTCGCAAAGATTGCAGACGTAAAGCCAGGGCATCGGGTACTTGAACCCAGCGCCGGCACTGGTGCGCTATTGGGGGCCATCGGCGGGCGCATGTTTGCCCACAACCCGGAGGCGGGGGCCGTTTCCGCCGTTGAAATAAATCAGTCGCTGGCCGACCGACTCCGCCAAGAATTCCCGCTTACGCATGTCATATGCGACGATTTTCTGAAATGTAACGGCGACCTTGGCGCATTCGACCGAATCGTGATGAATCCTCCTTTTGCCAACGCCGACGACATCAAGCACATAAAGCACGCATTGACCATGCTGAAACCGGGCGGTCGACTCGTGGCAATCTGTGCCAATGGCCCTCGCCAACGAGAGGCATTATCGCACCTTGGCACATGGGAAGATTTGCCGCCTGGATCGTTTGCTACTTCGGGAACGAATGTCAACGCCGCTCTGCTCGTGGTGCAATCATGACATCCGCCCGATTCCACCGCCTAGCCCGTTCGATATTCGCCTGCGAGCGCGCCACATCAGACCCGGTTCGCCAAGTCTATTGGGCTAAACACTTTGTCCGGCTGATTAGCCTGGTACGGAATAGCAACGTCTACGGCCAATAGTTCAATCTCATAGCCGATTCCATGAGTCGGCTATAGGATGCAGACTAGCATCGCATAGCGCCAATATCGGCGCATAACATAGGGGTTTATCATGAAGACACTAATGAAGCTCGCCAATACCTGCAACAAGAATAGGCTTTCCATGCACGGCCACATTGTCTTTGAAGGCAAAGCAGCACGCGTCACCGATATTGAACTGCACGCGGTAATCGATTCTGGAGAGTGGGATTTCGATTGCGCCACCGTGGTATCGGTGCAGCAGATCAAGTCGGCAATGGCTTTGAGTAAGAAACCGATATGGTCCGGCGATACTCTCAACGGCGTCAAGCTGGTCAATTGCGGCGATGCTAAGGACTGGATTGATCTTCCCGCGTTTAACGGCACGCGGATCGAATGCGATGCCTTGCCGGTCAAACTTTCCCAGGTATTACCGGCAATGGCCGTTTCGGATATTCGCTACTATCTCAATGGTCTCTGTTTTGACCATAGCGAACGGGCGATCATTGGTTGTGATGGCCATCGCCTGCACATTGTCAAGAACGCGTATGCTGCCAATGGTCTTACTGGTCAGGCGATTGTCCCCGGTGGCGCTTTCAATCTGCTCTGCGCGAAAAATATTATCCATATGGATTTTTCCGCGACACATTGCCGGATTGGGTATGTTGGCGGGTATCTGATTTGCAAGCTTGTCGACGGAAAGTTTCCCGACTATTCGCGTGTGTTACCTGCCGATAGCGCACGGCCATATGTTGTGCCGTTCAATGGCGTGCAAATTGCCGCCGCTAAATCCATTGTCGCCGTGAATAAGGCTAACAAGGTTAAGTTTGGCACCGCGACAATTAGCACCGATGGCGCATTGTCGGCGTGCGATATAACGGTGCCGTGTTTCGACAAATGGACAATGACTCCATTGGCTACTAAGTTCTATGCCAATTCAGGCGAATACTACGATCCGAAACTGTACGGTATCAATGCCGAATATCTGCATGATGCAATGGCGGCTGCGGATCACGGCACAATCGCCGTTGATGGCGTGAATGATAGCGCGCTGGTATCGAATGGCGATTTCCGTGCCGTGGTTATGCCTTGCCGGATATGATGCGATGCTACATTCAATCGGCGCTCTAATCCTAGCCCTTGTGATAATCGTGCTCAGGCCCTAGAATCCACTCTCCCCTCGCCGGTAGCAATTACCGGCTTTGCCCCCTCGCTGATTACTCGCAGGGGGCTTTTTCTTTGTGGGCATTACAGGCGTTTTGCGCCTCTTGTGCCGTAGGGTATTGCCCGATGGTAGTCCGTGCCGTTTGCGGGCCGTGTAGGGCCGCGTAGTGGGTAGGATAGCGGATTATGAGATAGTCGTCGGCGCGCATCGTGATCTTTCCCGTTCGCGTCCAGGCTAATTTGTCAGAATTCACGTTCGGCCCATGCAGGCGCAGCAGCAGGCACTATATCAAGTCCGGTAATGTGCATAATACCTCCAGATTTGACACGCTCAAATCCTCGCTGTTCAAGCTCCTGCACAAATCCCTTCTGGGCTTGCACTCCCTCTCCGGCAGATTCAACGAATTTAGAGTAACTCGTATAGGCATCAATCGAACGGCACCGTT